GTTTGTTTCCCTATGCCATCATGGACAATCGCAACAATCCCATCAAAATTGACAGGATTTCTGCAAGGGACGTATCAGACTCACACCGCAGAGCTTTGGCCGCTTGTGCCGCTTTTACCTTTTCTCTGGGTTATGAGCTTTGGGCTTTTAATGAGGTTGCAAGTGCAAACGAAACAGAAAGACCACACAAATCCAGACAGGCCGCACCACCTCAAAATGTTTTTATTGCTGCAAAAGCCGCTATTGAAAAAGAAACAGATTTTGAGAGGTTGATCTCTCATGAATCAAATTTACAGGTGCGTTATACTCAAGAAAAGATAACTGAAGATGAATTTAAAATCCTCAGTAAACTACTTGACACCAAAAAAGCTGAATTACTTTCATGACTGTCACCGAAACTCAATTCCTAACCACAGAGCAGTTAGCAGAAAGGTATGGGCTTAGTCCCAATACCATCAAAAGCTGGAGAGCCAGAGAATATGGCCCTGAGTACTATGAATTGCCCTTATCGCTACCACTAGCGAGGGGCAACACTCGAATCAGATACCAGCTTCATGCCGTCCTCGCATGGGAAGAGGCAAATGCAATCACCCCTATCAAACCTTTTTAATTATGGCTAACACCCCTGCTTTCTTCGCAAAAGTAAGATTTACTCGCAACAACAGCACCAAAGAAAACGCACCAGATCAAAACATAGTCATTGATTTTACCTGTGATGAAGCTATGAAAGCTGCAAACTGGTTAACTCAAGCTGTCGATAATGCCAAGATGGACGGAACAAAGATTCGTGTCTATAAAAGCAAATCAGATTATGATGAAGTAGATGGATTTTCGCTTTGGGGCGGTATGTGGGGCAACTCTGGCAGAATACAGCCTATGCCTCATAAAGATGCCTCTGAGAGGACTGTAGATGTACAAGCGAACCAGCCTGAGTTACCAGATGATCTTCCTTTCTAACTATGAAATTAATTTCTTTTCCTGTTAACCCTTATGTGGGTCAAATCTTTTATGAACCAGAAACAGAAAAACTTTTTGAGTTTTGCGAAGTCACAAAAACAGATGAGCTAACTGGTATGGTTTCTGAATCAGCAATGTGGTTTGATATCACAGAAAAGGATTTAGTTCCTTAAACAAGAGGCATTAGTAAGGGTGGTTTATTTGATCCTACTTAGTTCGGCTTGATCGAAATAGAAGGGGCAAAAGATTATATCTTTTGAGGGCAAGGATTTACTAAGGTAAAACGCAAATCCTTTGAATCAAAATCAAATAAACAAGAAGGTCACTCGCTTTAAAATTCGGGGTAACTTCAGTAATAGATCAAAACTATGTAAGTCCTCTACTTCTTTCCAAATATAACAAACCTGATGCGATCCCAAAGGGTCGCTTTTTTCTTGCGTGCTTTACTTTCAAGCCTTACAAGATATGCTTGTTGATGTGCAATAAATTCTATGGCACTGCTAACAAAATGAGCTTGCTTTGCATTTGTTTGTAAAAGCTTTATGGCATAGGGCTTTAGTAATTCTATATCTTCCATTTTCTGTATAAACTGTATAGACTTTTGCACCTCGAACTCACCCTCAAGGCTGTAGCTGCTATTCAGTGCGTCTATTATGTTTTTCATTTGACTGGAAATAGCTTTTCTTCAATCATTTTCACTATTGCGTCATCTACATCATTATCAGTTTTTGCCACCATAGCTTTAAGTAATGACAATGCTGCTTTACGCAAAGATTCTGATTTACCAAATTTGATAAACATACCGATTAGAAATTTAGACATAATTTGTTTGTTTTTCCAAACATAGCTAATATGCCAGTATTAAACAAGAAACTTTAAGTTTATGGAAGATCAAGAGCCAAGCAAAGTCGAAACTATCGTGAAAGTTTGCGTTCTTCTTTGGAGTGCAACGCTATTGTCCCTCTCATACTACGAACCGCCATCTGGTAAAAAGATTGTAGATTTTGACCCGACATTTATAGCTTCGATTTTTTCAGCTTCGACAGCTTCACTAGGTTTTCAGATAAAAAAGAAAAAAGATACTATAGTAGATAATAAGAACCCTAAAGTTGCAAACAAATGAAAAAGCTTTTACTACTTGCTGCACTTTGCTTTCCAGCTTCTGCAATGGCTGATATGCAGCACAGCATCATGTCCAGCGTAAAGCTTGAGGCATTATCAGCAGCAACCACAGCAGACAAAATTGGATCTAGTTATAGTATCTCAGGAAATGGGATAACTACTTTAGATTCAGACGGTAATAGCTCTATAGGTGGGTTCGGTTCTACCACTTCTGGTGTCCCATCAATAACTTTCCCTGATTCAGCAACACAGGCCACAAATGGTCAAGAAAGTGGATGGTCTTACAGCACAAGTTATCTAGAAGGGGATGCTACACCTACTGCCGCTATAACAAGTTTAGGCACTGTTCAAAATTTCTCAGATTTAACTTCTACTTCAGCAGCCTCTATCAATGGTGCTGACATTACATTAGATGGACATACTATTGGAATGGATGTTGGAACCTCAAGTGGTGTTGTAATTACTGGTCAATTTGTCACCGATTTAGTTTTGGAATAAATGTGGAAATATTTAGTTTTTATTTTCTTCGCAACAAAACCTATTTATGCAGTTCCAGTCATACCTTCCTTTAATTCTGCAAGTTCTACGTCCAGAACAGAAACCACATCTAGTTACGTTGAGGAGATCCGAGAGGTCAAATACAATAGCGGTTACACTTATAGCGTCACAGGTACAGGCATTGTGCATGATGGCACTACAATGTCTGCCCCCAATACAACAGTCACAGAAACAGTCAATGGTACAACATATACATGGACTGGTTTAGATTTAGGACAAAAACCAAACTGGTCACAAGCCGTACAGGGCAATGCCTTTCAATTTACAGAGGTGTATCAAGGACCCTCGGTGGAATCTATAACCGATATTACAAAAACTGTAGAATCAAGCTCAGTAACAGATACAACTATTATTTTCTCTCAGTAATAAGCCTTTTTTGTTGTTTGCCTAGCTACGCAAATTCGTCCTCTGTAACAGCAAATCCACAGTCGAGTACATCATCCAGTGTTTCTAACTTCGCCACTCAGGTTATACAGGGCAACACCACAGACAACCACTATGGTTCTGGAATAAGATGCTCTGGCCCTCAAATTTCTGTTTCTCCTTTTGCAACTACAAGTTTAAATATAAAACGGCCTATGGATTATTTATACTATACGCCTGTCTATAACAATGCAACTGACCCAGAAACAGGGGAACTAAGTAATGCTGGTGAAATTTTATATTATCAAGAAAATTATAGCGGCAACAAAGATAGCGTTGGCCTAACTTTTGGTATTGCTGCAACCTTTACTGTGCCTTTAGATAAAAGATTTCAAAATCAATGTTTAAAAGCAGCTACAACACAGGAAAAAATTATGCAACAGCAGTTATCTACAGCCAGATTAAACTACGAACTAGCAAGACTCAAGAATTGCCACGAATTGCGTGTCAGTGGGGCTGAGTACCACCCTAAAAGTCCTTACTTCGGATTATGTGCCGATATAGTTAGCAAGCCTAAAATGAACCAAGTATTGCCGCATACTCATAATCTTACTAAGTAGCATCTTTTTTCTTTGTCAGTTTCTTTTTTATCTTTTTAAATATTTCAGAAATTAATTTTTTTATTAAAGGAGCCAAAAGTGCAGACCCACCAGCAACCACACCGATAACAGCAGTAGAAATGAGTGCTTCAGGTGTACCAATAAAGCTCTCTCTGAATGGTACTTTTTCCCAGATCGGGTCACAAGATCCATTTGTACTTCTTTCATATTTTAACAATCTTTCAATTCTTTTATCATTTCTGTAATCACCTTGTCTAAATTGTGGTTTTTCTGGTGGACATGGCTCTATTTTTATATCATCTTCATCATCATCTTTTATCTGTGCTTTAACAGGTTGTATTGGTGTTTGTTTTTTTGGTTTTTGTTGTTTGTCAGGTGCAGTGAATGTAAACTTATTAGGGTTATAGTCAAGAGGTTCAAAACTTGCAGCGTCATATACAGGCCAATTAATAGAAGGATGATCAATCATATCTAGGGTCGGTTGTATCGCTTCCCATGCCCTAATCCTTGGAATATCGACTTCTTTTATTTCAATTTTTGGTATCTTCGTCATCTATATCTCCAATAGAAATAGACCAGCCATCTTCTCCAAATGTACCTTTCTCTATAATTTTAGGCTCTTCTTTTGCAACTTCTCGCCAGTAACTATCGTGATATTTTTTTATTTGACTCTCTAGTTCTAAATCAAACTTAACCATCCGCATCCAATCAACAAAGTTATCTATGTAATGTTGAATTAGTTTTTTAAAAAATGCAAATAACACTTACTGCTCCCACTTACCTTTTGTTTTCCATTGTATATATTCTTTATTTTCTTGCTCTATAATCCAATCTAAATGTTTAGTAACTTGTTCAAGTAATTGAATCTCAAAAGCTGGACTTTTCATATATAAAAACACCATGAATCCCGATACAAAAGTAATTCCTGATGTTATTAATGCTAAAACAGCTAAAAAACGTGTTCTTATACGACTAGGCGTGCGTTGTAATTCTGTCATAAAGGTAACATTGGCCCTGTTACTTTTGGTAGTTTTTTTTCTATTTGATCTGGCATAATTTGATTTACAGACCCCATTATTTTTTCTAACATCATTGCTTCAAACTGTGGGCTACTTACCCATTTGTAGGTAGCGTACCCTGCCCCAATAGTTGTTAATGAAATTACGAATGATAAAATAGATAGAATAGATGAGATTTTATTTAACATGAGAGATGCGTTTGCAAAAGCATTAGTACCTGTCACCATTATAACCTTCACAGGAATTATGGCTTTAGCTCCTTTATATATAACTTTAGGAATTATGACTCGTCAGATGACAGAAAAATCTAATTAGATTCTAGGGCTTTTACTTTAGCTGATAAATCTTTTACAGCTTCTACTAACACGCCAATAAGTCCACTATATTGAAGAGTTTTACTTCCTTCATTACCATGAACTAGCTCTGGAAATACTTTTTCTACATCTTGTGCTATCACACCCATTGAATCAATAGAAGCATTATCTAGTTTATATTTATAACCTGTTATCTGTTGTAGTTTATCTAGTGTATTTGTGATTGGTTCTATATCAGATTTAAAAGCAATATCAGATGTTTCTGTTACTGTTCCAGTCACCGTCAGGCCCGAACTGGTAGTTTCCGCCTTCTTTGTTCCATCAAAATAGATTTCAACAGCAGAATTAGCAACACATTTAATGGCATTTTCATTACTACTTGTTACTTGAAATAACAAATTAGTAGCACTTTGTATATAAAGAGAACCTGTATTGTTATCTATCACAGAATTATTTGAATCGTGGTAGACCTGTAAATCTGCTGAACTTCCAAAAGTAGCCTTTGCATTATCGGCAAACTCTAAAGAATTATCAGATTTATCAAATACTATATTTGCACTTGCACCAGTAAAAGTGACATCACCATCATGCGTTGCCCCGTCATCAATTACCGTACCAGTAATATTTATACCAGTTGCATCAATAGCTAATTTAGTTGTTAACGTGCCAGCAGTCATTACTTGTAAATTAAGTTTTCCGTCTTCTGTGCCATCACTTGCATCTGTAATTACACCTTCTAAACCTACAAAATCAACTTCTTCTGGTGTACCAGCATCGTTTTTACCTCTATAAAAAATGGTTGAAATAATATCATTATCTTGTCCAGCACCACTAGATCCTCTTCTGTGATACAACATAAGGTTTGCGCCACTGGCAGCGTCATCAGCGTCAGATTGAAGCTGTAAAGCTGTTCCAGCTAAAGATGTTGTTAAGTGCATTGGATATATAGGAGCCGTTTCACCAATACCAACTTTATTATTTAATAATCTAATTCTTGATGCTAAAGTACCGCCAGCACTTGACATAAGATCCAATATTCCATCTTCTGAAGCGTTTGTCGTATCTTCTATAGATGCAACTACACTTGCATAATCGTGAGCATTTCCAGCAGCATCATTAGCTCTAAATAAAAGATTTCCTAAGTTATCATCAGCAGCAGGGGAAGATGAATTTCTATATAGAACAAGATCAGGTGCGTTATCAGCACCAGTATCGCTATTCTCGATAATTACTTGATCTGTTGTGTCAGTACTAAATAAATGCAACTGTGCAGCAGGTGTTCCAGATCCTAATTGAAAACCTGTTGTTGTAAAAGAACCAATTAATCCCTGATTTGCAGATATTCCTATTTCATTGCTTGCAACTCTAAAGAAACCAGTAAAACCAGAATCGCCAGTAAAACCAACACTAGGGGCTGAAACCGTCCCATTTGGTATGTTTTGAAGAATAGTTGTTAACTGTATTTTTTTATTTTTATCAGCATTAGCAGATTCACTAACATCAATAATTGGAAAAACATCAGCCGCAACAGGCGCAGTTAGTTCTGTTAGTGCTGTGATTTTCCTATCAGCCATTTATTTGTCAGTTGCTGCTTCTATCTTACCTTCTAATTTGTTTAACAACTCAGTAAGTTTGTTTAAAGATCCTTGATTTTCTAATATTGGTTGAGTTGCATTATTTATCTGTGTTTGTTTTTCGTTAATAGCCTTTTTTGCTTGCTCTTGTATATCTTTAATCTCTTGCTGCAATAAAGATACTTTTTTTATATCAATATCTAGCTGGTCTTTAATGGTTGCAATTTCTTCTTTAATAAGATCAACAGGATTTGTCATGTTTTTTGTGTTTTTATTATTTTACTAAGCAGCTTCTAAGGCTGCAACTTTGGTTTCTAATGTTTCAATTTTTCCTACAGCTTCTTGTAGTGCAGCAGTTAATAAAGGAACTATTTTTGATTGATCTATTTCTTGATAAATTGGATCGTTTAGTTTTGTTGAATCGTAATCACCAGCATCAATCATTGCTTGCGTTACAACTTCGTCTTTTGTTCCAACAATCGCTTCTGGAACTGCTGTTACTTCATGGGCTAAAAATCCATCAACTTTTACAGTTGCATCCGCTTTCCAGTTAAATCTAGATGGCTTTAATGTTTTTAATCTTGTAATGCCGTCAGATATAGCAACTACATTTTCTTTTAATCTATAGTCTGAACTTGTAGCAAAGGTTGTAGCTGAAGCACTTGTTGAAATAGATCCGACTGTATTATTTGGATTTTCAAATCGCATATGTTTTCTGGTAGAGGTTGAACCAGAATTACTAACCCAAGCTCCAAGACTACTACCCGCAACAGGTACTCTTAAATATCCATTACTATTGAAAGTATTAGTTCCAGCAGTCAAAGTTAATCTACCTGTAGCATCAAAATGGAAAAACTCTTCATCATCTAAAACAAATCTCAATGATTCACCAGTTCCACCAGTTGCAACAATACGAACTTGCTCTTCAGTGGATCGCATACCAAATACAATCTGACCACCTACACCAGCATTTGTATTTGAGGGATTATATAGATAAATTGTCGGGCCAATACCTATTTGTCCATCTGTTGCTGTGGCATCATAAGCAGTTAAACTTGACGCTTTAAGGTTTAATAAAGAAGCTGGTGTTGTTGCAGTACCAAGACCAATATTTCCAGCAGTATCGGCTGTAATCGCTGCAACATAAGAACCTGTAGAAAAACTTTGTATTTGGAACATATTAGTTGAAGCTACACTTCTTACCCTCCATTTATCAGCATCATCATCACCCTCATCTGCTTGTAAAATTAGTGCAGCATTACTGCCTTCAAAACCTGTTATTGTTACTTCTGCACCACCATTTGGATCAGTTATTTCAATTCCAGTTGAATTAATAGTGAGCATTGTATCTCCAGCCCTTTTTATTTGTAATTCACCTGTACCATTATCATTAATAATGCTGTTGCTTCCGTCATGTTCAAGAGTTAGATCACTTCCCCCACCAAGTCGTAATTGTTTACTGTCAGGCAATAATAAATGGCCTGTCTGTGTAATATCACCAGCAGTTGTTAATGTCCACTTTGCAACCTGTGATCCTGATGTATCATTTAAAAGAATAAAATTGTTAGTGGATTGACTGCTTTGGATAGTCCATGTGTCACCATTGTCATCCCCTTCATCAGCAGCTAAATGTATTTGCGCACTACTGCTCTCAAATGCTGTTATTGTTACTCTTGCTGTACCATCTGGATCAGTAATCTCTATACCAGTTGAGTTTAAAGCAACTACTGTATTACCACCCCTCTGTAACTGTAACTCGCCTGTTCCATTATCATTAATTATCGAATTGCTCCCGTCATGCTTGATAACTAAATCATTACCTGCTCCAAATCTAGCTTTTGCATTATCAGCAAATTCAAGTGCATTTTCAGATTGATCAAAAACTATATTTGCAGATGCTCCTGTAAATGTTAAATCTCTTGCAATAGTTCCATCTAAATTTATTAAATCTACAAAAGCATCATTAGCACTATTACGAATTTTAAGTTTTCCAGCACTTGTATCAGCCCATATACTGTATGCAACGGTGGTTGAAGGAGCCGAACCATTACTGTTATTAGAAAGAATTGCAGCTAAAGCATTATTGAGGTCTGATCTCACGCTGGCCCCTGAGGCATTAGCGATATTATAATCGTGTGTACTCATAAGTAGTCATACCAGTGGATTTGAGAGTTTAAGCACCTTCCGCACCAAAGCCATTAGCTTGATAAGCAAACGTGCGGTCAATAGCAGCATTTGAACTATTGAAAAAAGTAATAGTAAAGCCTGTACGACTTTCACTACTAATTACATAATAGTCCCCTGTAGCCATATTACTAGCAGTAACGCCTAATTTAGGAGTTTGATAAAAGGCTTTATCAAAAGTTACCGCCTTTGCACCAGCACCGCTAGATAAAGAATTACTTTCTGTTCTATTTTCAAACAATAACTCATAGCCTAATTCATCAATAAGTGGTGTTTGATCACTATATTCAGAAAGTAGATCTAATTTAAATTGAAAAGTCCTTCCTGTATATCTTCCATTTTCCATTGGTACAAAATCACCATAAGTTGTTGAATCCTCTTGATCAAACCTATTTCCATCTTCTAATAATAAAAATTCACTGTTTTCATCTTGTATTTCATCATCTGTTCCAGCGTTATTACTTTTTCTAAATTTTAATATTCCATTTGTTTCATCAGGTAATGCGCCATCAAAATCAGACCATTGATCAATATTTGTAAAATGAAGATCAATAGTGTCATTAGGATATAAACCTCTAATTTTTAAAATCCTGTTAAATTGAACTGTAAAAATACCACCTAAATCAACAGTATTTTCAAAAAAGTATTCACCTGATGTTTTTAACGTGCCGCCAAAATCTATATTTTGGAGATAGCCTTGTTCAAAGTCAGCTATATCATCTATAAAATTATCTGTTGATAAAACAAGCGCATCAAATTCATCAGAGTAAAAACAGTCATTACGTTGACCAGCAAAGGGAGCTGCTCCTTGATCTTCCCTAACTGTCTGTACTAATAATTTTGGTAATTCTTCTGGTAAATTTATAACAGCACTTGTAGCATTTACTGATTTATTATTTTCCTTATCCTCAAATTTTACGAGATATTCACCATTCATCAAAGGAACTATTAAATAGTCAGTAACAGCAGCAACTTCCCTTAATAAAGTACTATCAGGCCATAAGGCAGTACCATCTGTTAACGCTGAATGCCTAATAATTGCAACTAATTCTTGTTTATTTCCTGTATATGAAGTAGGAATATTCCATTTAATAATAGCTTCATTTTTTGTTGTAGCTTCAACAGATACATTTGTTGGGTCTGGGGGTAATAATACTGTTGGAACAACGGGCGAACTTGTAGAGGGAACTGAGGCTTTTGGTATTGTTATAACTGTTTCTGTGTATTGTGATTTTTTTGGAAAAGAACTAATACCAACAGACCTAACTTTAAAAGTTACTTCTGAATCAGGCTTTAAGTTATCGATTTCAAAACTTGTATCAGTTGTTGTTGCTGTTTTTTCAGAGCCTTCACCAATTTTATATTTAATTTCAAAGGTTACACTAGGGCCATTAGTACCTCTAGACCAGCTAAAAATTACTTTACTAGACATAATTAAGCTGTATTAGTAACTATAATTGTATGCTGTAAGTTGATAGGTGCTGTTGGTTTTTCTTCAAATGCCGTTACATCTGTAAAATCTAATTCTGTGTTTGTATCAGCAGCATTATATATTGAATCATTAAACTGAACCCCGTTTATGGTATAAGTACTGTCACCATTATCTTTAACGTCAACACATCTAAATTTTTGATGTTGGAGAGAACTTGAAGTTATCGTATAAACAGACTGAGATTGTGGGGCAGAGCTAAAAGCAGTACTGACAGTTACAGTTGTTGTAGAAATTGCACTTATTGTTTTTGATTCAACTGTTCCATCTGGTAATGTGCAATTTAAAGTAAAAGATGACTCATCACCACTAATTGTAGAAGATAAATCTTTATCAAGAACAATTGATGTAGTAGTTGCACCAGAGGCAATTCTTCCAGCTCTTTGTACTCCCTGTCTCATCTCATCAGCTATTGCAAAAACTTGGCTAGGTAGTACAGCTAAACCATCTAAACCTGTTTTAAAAGATACAACATCTTGATCAAGTTCCTCACTTTTCAACATCCAAGTACCCAATCTTTGAGCCTGATATTTAGAAGAACAACCAAAAGCCACAATATCTTTTACTTGATAACCATATTTTGTGATTAAATCATAATCCTCAACAACCACTACATTAGGTTTATATAAATTATCTGGATCGTTATATCTTACTCTGATTGAAGTTGATCTTGTTTTTAAAGATGTTCCAGAATAATTAAAAACACCATCAATGACATTTGAATTGTTATATAAATGAACAGGGTCAACATCAGAACCGTCTAAATTCCCATGATCCGCACCTACATTCACTGTATTAGCTGCCCAATATGTCATACCCCTAAATGTACTAGCAAGATTTTGTAAGACCTTATATGCGTCATTCTGTGCGCCTATAACAGTGTTTATTGCGAATCTTGGTTGTTTACCGTCAGGAGTATCTACTAATTGGTTTGCGTATTGAGCTAGTGGGTACAAATCAACCCAGCTTGTGTTTGATGCTGTTACAAAATCCCCAGCACCATGTTTAGTGCTTGTAAGCATATCAAAAAAAATACAAACAGGACAAGTTGTCCAAAATAATAAAATATTTCCTTCATCATCTTGTGCAAGACTACCATCAAAACTTCCATTAAATTCTAAACTTCCATCATCTCTGACAGTTGCATTGTGGGGTATAGCCACTTTTAGACCTCTCACCACATATGCTCTTGATGGCAATCTGGGGAAGGTTTCTGTTGATAAAGATAATCCAACGCAAGCAGTATAAGGGTAACGACTTTGAAAACTTACTTTTTCAATCATTGAAGTCAAAATTAATCTATTTCCTCTTGTGCCTTCTAAAGGTGTTGTCTCATCTATATCTTCAAAATTTCCTTTTCTTACTTCATAATCTTTTTCTTTGTTTGTAATTTTTTTAATTTTAAATAAAAAAGGAGCTTCAGCATTTGTTAAATCAAAACTTGGAGTTTTAAATTGATAAGTTGAAGTTGAAATGCCTGTAATTGTTTTGTCATAAACTTCATTAAAAGCTTCTCCTTTGGATTTTAGGAAAATTTTAATTCTTACTTTTGCATTAAATAATTGACCTCTAGCAATACCTTCCATTGCTGTGCAAAACAATGAAGGAACAGTAAAAAGAAATTCAACTGAAGTTGTATCTGTGTCAGTTATTTGTTTAATAGTTGTCCCACCACCATAATCTCTTGCTACAACTTTATTTTGAGCATTTTTTGTTTCACTATAATTTGAACCTATCTCTTCCGAAAAATCTGTTAAATTTGATGCTCCTTGTTTTTCATAATCTTTTAACTGTGATTGATTTTTTGTGCCATGTCTTAAATCAAAAGAAAAATCATCTTCAGGAAAATTTAAAGAACTACCTGTTTTCACAGGAGTTTCATCTAAAAAAATTCCCTTTTTACCTTCTACAATGCTTTCTATTGGCCCTTCACAAAGAAGATCAATTAGTTTAATAATAGATGTTGAATTTAATGCCATAACTAACTTGTTTTTAAATTATAACCAATTTGTCTAACTATAAATTTACACTGATCTGTATCAACTCCTTGATCAATTATTTTTATTTTAACTTGATATTTATCTTTGCCACTTATATATTGATAAGGCAGTTTTGCAATATAGCTGAATTTTTGTGAAGAAGTTGTCAAACCTTGTATGGTCGCTTGACTATTTAACACTAAATTTCCACTATCTTTTTCTTTAATGATAACTCGATATGTAATAAAGCCATCAATTTTTGTAGATTGATCATTTCCTACAAAATCAACCAAACCACTTACTCTTATATATATTTGAAATTTTTTTGTATTTTGGTTTCCAGAATCATCACCTGTAATTTCTGTTAAATTAGTTCCATCCTGTTTTTTCAAAAATTGTTCACCAGTTTTTGTTAAATCAATCGTTGTGTCTTGGATGTACCTTGCTGTTCCCTGTGCATTTCCTTTACTTCCATCATATCTTCTTGCCTTCATCCCCCCTGCTGAAGTGTATTTGTATTTTATTTCCTCACCATTTAGGCGTACAGTATCCAAACTAGGTGGCCTTATATATTTCATCAATTTATCAGATTCATTAGCTACTTCTATATTTGTGCTTAAAATATGGCCTCCGATTAAAGCCTCACCATATACAACTGGTATTGTCTTTCCAAGTCCTACAGTATTAGCTGCCCCTGTGTAAGCATAACTTTGTGAGCCATCAGACCCTCTTGTTACACCAGTAGGTCCCCCTGCAAACCCTGATACTGGTGCATCAAAATCAAAAGTCGGAAGTTGTGGTTGTGGAGTAATCATGTCTGATACACCCCCTATGATTAAAGCAGCACCAATCTTTGCTCCAAAACTGCCTAAAGCAGTACTACCAAATAAAGTTCCTGTACCAAAACTTGCACCAAATCCACCAGTAGCCAATACTAATCCAACACCAAGTAATACTTTTCCAACTCCTTTACTTCCAGTAATAACAGGTGTTATGACTAAATCATTTTTTCCTAGTGGTAAAGCTAAATCTTCATAATTTAAAAACTCACCAGCTTGCACAACTGTAAAGCTAATGCCATTTTCATGCGCTGTAGCAAAATATTTTTTAAGATCAGGATGATTTATATAAAGCAGTTTTAAAGCTTCGCAAGGTGATTTTAAATCATGATAGATATGAGTTTTACCCCATCTATCACCTAATTCATCTAGCAGCAGAATTTTATGCTGCATATCGAAAACACCCTACAGTTCTCTTTCTATAATAATGGTTATAGTACTCAGAACAACTTACAGACTTAAATTTTTGATGTAGAATCATATCGTTTTTTAGTAAAACAGCACCATGCATCGGCTCTTTTGTCCATATCTTCATAATTAAGACATCATTAGGTTTTCTTAAATCTAAACTAACTTTTTTAAAATTAAGCTTGCTAGATTCTTTTAAAAAAATACTTTCACAAGTATCAGGGTCATCTGGTCTTTTGTAGTCTGGTAAATTTATACCAAGTAAGGCATAGTAATCACGCACTATAGAATAACAATCAAAAACACCGTAATGCCATTGTCTTCCAATTAAGGATTTATAATTTGCCATGTGTCCTCTGGTAAAAGGTAAACATACCAAGGAATTTTTGTTGCTGTACAGGCTTTTTTATCTGGTTCGCTTGCATCACCACCCTCTGGGTGACTATGAACAATATATTGTAATTTGCCTTTTGATCTAGCTTTTAAAAAGTCTTTAGGATGTATTGCAAAATTATCCTCTGGTGTATCTGAAATGTTATTACAAGCATAATAAACATCATTGACCACAATTCCACAAGATTCTTTTGGTGCTTCTTCTATTGCGTGTTTTTTTGCAGCGTTTTTAAACATCATTACATTTGTAATCTTGCATTTAAAAATCCACCAAATGGTATCTTGGTTTTTTTTCCAGAAAATCTTTTTAAACAACTTGAATATTTATGGCCGCATTTATCTAAAGTCTTTTTATCTGGGCCAGTTAATTCATTGTCATTAACATCAAAACATTTTGAACCATTATAACCACATTCAGTGCCTTTATATTCCCAAGGGCAATGCTCAACAATTTGTCTTTTAGGTAATCTTAAATTTTGCATATTTATTTTACCGCAAAGTTCAAAAGTAACTACCTGTGGTGTTTCTTCTGCAACTCTGTCTATATACCAAATATCGTCAGTTTGCGCTATTGCAGTTGGATCTGCTGTTGCATTTGTACCACTAGAAAAGTTTACAGCATCTAAAAACTTTTTATGTGTTTGTATTCTTTTTAGTTCAGCATTTAAAGGATTATATAAAAGCATTAAATTTGTTATAGCATTATCAGCATTTGCAACAGAAAAAGTAGGTCGTGGTAATGTTCCTTTAGTAGTTTTATCAAATCCTTGTACCTCAACAGGAACAGCAGCATAAGTCACGCCATTAAAAACAATATTACTTTTTATTTCATTAGTGCCAGCATGATAATAATAAATTTGATCAACGCCATTTACAGCAAGAGTTAATTTTAATTCAAATAATTCTATGATTGCCGAGGGTTCAAGTTTTTGTATTTCTTCACTTATTTTTGAAGATGATGGTGAAACTTGTGTGCTTGTCATGCTTCTGCCACCTCTTCAAACGTGGCTGATATTGAAGCTCTATTTAAATAAGGAATAGTTTTATTCCAATTTCGGCATATAAATTTTTTCGAAGCTGATTCCCCTGCTGGCGTGTAATCAAAGTTTTCTACACCAGCCCTAGCATCTAGGAAAGTTTCAATCTCATCCGCATCTGTTTCTGATATATTTCTCCAATTGAATTGATATACTTTTAAATTTTGATTTATGCCAAAAGTTGATCGTTGTGAATATCCAGACCCAAATTCCGCAATGCGTATTTTTGGACTTGATTTTTTTGAAGTTCCATATGTAGGATTTACAGTGGTTGGGAAATTTGCCATTAGCTTAATAAACCTCCACTCATTTGTTGTTTTACAATTTCAGCTTGAACTGCTGCTGCTATTGCCTCACCTAATTGAGCAGCATTATCATCATCGCCCTGTACTTGTTGGTTTCCAGAGGCATCTACATTTACAACCACATTTGTTGAACCTCCAAGAGCATGATTTGGAATTATAGTACCGCTTTTCTGTGGTACAAACAATTCAGGCCCTTTTTCACCTACGAGTGAAACTTTACCTACAGGTGGATTGCCACCATTAGCAAAGCCTTTACCACCTAAACTTGCTACAAATGGCACATCGTCAAGTCCACCTCCACCTCCACCAAACATTCCTCCAAATAAATTACCTAATAAGCCTCCAAATAAACCACTAACGGCTTGTTGCATTGCCATTTCTATAAGTTGTCTTTGTAATCCTTGCAAGACATTTGTTAAAGCTTGTCCGAATGTCTGTGCGCCCATAACAGCGTCAGTTAAATTCTTCACTAGGTTTTGTTCAACAGATCTTCCTACTTCTTGTAACTTGGATTTTAAGCTTTCAACTTTTGTATTTTGAGAATCCAATAATGTATTACCATTAGTCAAAGCGGTATTTGTATTTAGTAGAAGATTGTTTTTGTCAATAATCGTTTGGTTGTTATCTTTGAGTATTTTGCCATTAAGGAGATTTGCATCTTTAATATTGTTTGCGGCTTGAAGTTGAATTTCATTTTCACTTGTAATAGCCGTTTCTACTCCACTAAATTCAATAAGTGTATTTTTTAAAGCATCTGCTTTTTCTTTTGCACCTTTAAGAAAATTTTTACCAAAATCTTTAATGCCTTTAATTTTTAAATCAATCGGTGGTAATTCAACTAAACCTAATAATCTTTTTAAAGGTTCTGGAATAAAGCTCATTATTTTATCAAAAGCTTGTTTAAAGAAATCAGCAATCTTTTGTGCTAATCCTCCTATCGTGTTTCTTACACCGTTTGCAAATTCACCTATTGCTAACGCTGCATTACCAATAACACCTCCTATAACTTTTCCCACAAAAATAGCTCTGTCTGAAGCGTCTGTTATAGCTTCTTTTATTCCTATCCAGCCTTGTTCCAAATTAAATAAAACATTAGTTGATTCTATTCCAAGTGCGTTTCCTATAATAGATCCAATTTCACCCACAGCAGCAGAAACGGCTCTTACTGGTGCTAGAACTATTTTAAAAGCAGCACCTAAAGCTTCTACTGTAACTGCGGCTACTTTGAGAGATTCTCTTATTATTATTCCAAACTCAGATCCTTCAGTTGTTAAATTTGTAAACGCAGTTCCAAGTCTTGTTAGTTGTCCTTGAATTGTATTAGATGCTATGAAAGACGCTTTTGCTGCCTCGCCTTGTGCGTTAGCTTGGTTAGCTAAAGCTTCATTAAATTTTACTAATTCATCATTTAATAAAGGTTGTATAGCTGTTAAAGCTTCAACACTTCCAAACAATTTTGCTATCTCCTCAGAACTTCCACCTGATTTTTCTACTATTTCAGATAAAACTCCTGACAAACCTTTTGACTGTAAAGCTGCGGCACTAAAATCTATTCCTAACTTTTCTGCAGTTTTGGCCGCTTCACCAGTCGGCTTTATAATCGCAGAAATTACTTGTCTTAATCCAGCGAAAGTTGACTCGACAGGTACACCAGTTGCAGTAACAGCAGCAATAGCAGCATTTAGTTCATCAATAGATACACCTGAAGCAGCCGCTATAGGTGCAATGCGACCTATTTGTTGTGCATATTGATCTACTACTATACGTCCATCATTCTGTGTTTGTATAAATCCATCTACTATTTTTCCAGCCTTATCTGCCTCTAATCCATAAGAATTTAAAACAGATGTAGTTGCATCAGCTACTGTTGCTAGGTCAGAAAATCCACCACTAGCACCTAATTGTGATGCTTTCAAAACATCTGTAAGCTCTGCAACTTCTCCAAAACCTGCAGAGGCAAGATCATACGAAGCAGCTAACAGATCAAGTTTAGATACCTGACCACTTAATTCATTTGATAATGAAGCAAGTGCTGGATTGAGGTTTTCTACATCAACTCCTAAAGCTCTTACTTTTGCGTTTGCAAAATCTTGTGCAGCTAAATCACCAAAAGTTTTTGTTAATGCCCCAATAACAGCACTAATACCAATTAATGGCCCTAAAAGGGGTGCAGCCGCAGCAGTTAAAGCAGCAAAACCACCAGCAGCAACTTTAGCTCCCCCACCTGTAGCAATTAACCCTGCTGGTAATACTTTTAGGCTTCCTGTAGTTGCTTTAAGTTTTCCGCTTGTGCCGCTTATAGTTGTATTAAACTTCTTTGCCTGTCCATCAACATTCTTTAAAGCTGTGACAGCTTGTGTGGCATTAACTCTTAGTTCTACATTAGAAACTGCCACGACTAAACAATAACTCCTTTAACTATATCTTGATTTGCGTTTGATTGCATCTGCCTCTTTCTTTTCTCTATCATATTTTAATTCATAATATCCAGCAAAAAATATCAACTCCTCATCTGTGAGTTGTGATCTAAGTTCACTTACTGTCTTACCTAATTCTGTTGCAAGGAAAAACTCAAAATTTAGCCAGTTGTCCCCCCTTAGGATTCCTTTGCGTTATCAATAGTTGCGTTTTGATTTACACCAAATAAAAACAATTCAATCTCATTTAATACATTTTCTGGCAACTCA